ATCAGGAACAGTTGGTGGTTCTTCTTTAATAACTTCAACATCTTTAGTAGGTGCTACTAATAGTAATTTAGCTAGTACATTAGCTATCAAAACATATGTAGACGATGCTATAGCAACTGTAGATGATTTGTCTTCTTCATACGATACAGGCACAACATCTATAAACATACCAACACAATCTTATAGAATATTAGGTACGGCAAACCAACTAACCACAACGGGTGACGGAGCACAAACTATGCAAATAGCTTTTACAGCTGACATGATAACACCCGGTAATGTATCAGTAGGTGGAACTTCTTTAGTTCCTGTTACTGACAGCGTTGCGAAATTAGGTAGTGCTTCATTAAAATGGAGTTTACTTGGAACTGATAGTATATTAGATGCTTCTAATGCAAGTGGTTCAGCAAATCAAGTTTTATCTGCAGGTCCTGCAGGTGGCTCATTGACTTGGATGGATATACCAAATGAAGATTTATCAGTTAGAATAGGTAGTTCAGGAGCGGCTACATTTGTAGTGGATTTAGCAACTGAAATGATTTCATTCGTAGGCACATCAAATGAGGTAGAGGTTTTATCTCCGGTATCAGAAACTGTTGCTTTTAGATTACCAACAACCATAACTACTAGAGGAGCTATAAATGCACAACATATAAAAGCTCAAGCCGATATGACTTACGATATTGGTACAAGTTCTGATAAATTTAGAAACTTATATGTTAGGTCTATTGCAGATGGAGCAGATAGTTTGGGTGGAGCTAATATGGTTTTAGCAAAAAATGCAGCTAATACAGCATTAGAGTGGACTACACCTGATGATTCTTCATTAGAATTTTTAGGCGATACAAACACAGGCACACCATCAGTAGACTTAAATTCTCAATCTTTCTCTGTTCTTGGAACATCAAGTCAGATTGAAACTGCAGGTAACAACCAAACATTAACCTTATCATTACCTACAGCATTAGTTGCTCCGGGTTCTGTAAAAGCTACTACAAATTTAATAGCTACAGGAGATGTAGTTCCTGTTTCAGATAGTACAAGTAATTTAGCTTCAGCTTCAGAAAAGTTTTTAGCGTTATATGCTGATTTAATTTATGATGCATCTAACTCTGCAGGTACTGCAGGACAAGTATTATCTTCTACCGGTTCAGGTTTATCATGGGTAGCTAACACAGGAACAGATGATTTACAAATAGCAGGTGATACAGGTTCGGGGGTTGTAGACCTACCAACACAAACATTAACTGTAGGTGGAACAACAAATGAAATAGTAACTGTTGCAGGTTCACAAACAATAACAGTTGCATTCCCTACAGATATAACTACCAAAAACGATATTAATGTAACAGGAGATGCTTTACCTGTTACGGACAGCAATAGCAAATTAGGTTCTAGTTCAAAAAAATGGCTATCTCTAGCAACTGACGATATTTTAGATGGCTCTAACAGTACAGGTACAGAGTTTCAAGTATTAAGAAAAAATTCAGGTAACTCCGCTTTAGAGTGGTATGTGCCTACTCTTAATTTTGCAGGTGATACAGGCACAGGTTCTTACAGCATAGGTGAAAGTGCTTCAGGAAGTCCAATGAGAATATTAGGAACAAGTAATCAAATAACTACATTAGGAGATGGTTTAAGAACTGTTACATTCAGTATCCCGTCAACATTTATAGCTCCGGGCAGTATAGAATCAACAACAACAATGAAAGCTACTACTTCATTTGAAGTAGGTACAGATATAACAGCTACAACTGACCTAACTACAAGAATTGGTAGTTCAGCTAAAAAAATATTAAGAATATATTTAAGTGAATTGTATGACAATTCTAACTCAGGTGGTACAAGTGGTCAAGTCTTATCTTCAAATGCTTCCGGTAAATTACAATGGGTTGCACAGAACAACAGTACGTTAAATTTTGATGATGGTACAACTGCAGGTAGTGTTGATTTACCAACACAAAACTTAACCATTCAGGGTACTACAAATGAAATTACAACAACAGCATTAAATCAACGACTTTCTATATCATTACCGTCTAGTATTCTTGTACCGGGAGAAATGGCAATTACTACTTCATTAACACCGGCTTCAAATAATGCAGTACCTCTAGGTGGTAGTTCATTAAGATGGTCAAAGATATTTGTTAATGATATAGATGCCGTAAATGGTGGTGTTGGAACAGCAGGGCAGTATTTAGTTAAAAATGCTTCAAACGAGTTATCATGGTCTACAGTAAGTGCAAATTCTTTAGAGTTTTTAGGTGATTCAAATACCGGAACTCCAACAGTAGCATTAGGTTCACAATCCTTGAGTATTTTAGGTACAGCAAACGAAATTGTTACATCAGGTAATGCACAAGCATTAACAATAGCTTTCCCAACAAATATAACAACAAAAGGTGAAGTTAATAGTGTTGGTATTGTAAAACCAACTACGGATAAAGCTATTGATTTAGGTACATCTGCATTAAGATGGAAAGATTTATATGCAAAAGAAATTAGAGATGCAGGTGATAATGTAGGTACATCAGGACAGATTTTAGCAAAAAATGCTGCAAACACCGGATTGATATGGGTGAATAGTGGAACAGCAAATGTTGTTGAAGTAGAAACTACTGTATCAAATGCACAAATGATGGCTTTAGCGACTACACCAATAGAATTAGCTCCTGCTCCGGGTGCAGGTAAAATGATTAGTGTTGTTGAGTGTTTATGGAAATTAGACCACACAGCTCCAAACTTTGACTTTTCAAATGATGTTGCAGTTAGATTTGCAGGTGGGGGAACTAACATTCAATTCCAACCATTTTTAAATTTTGATAATGGTATGCTAAATTCAGGTAGTGATTTTTACCAAACTATACCACCGGCACAAAGTAATGGAAATGCAAATGGACAAATAAAAGTAAATGCTGCATTAGAATTATTTGCTGACACAAATCCAACACAAGGTGGAGGGTCAACAAAGTTTAAAATAAAATATAGAATAGAAGACGCATTCTAGAAATAAAATGAAATGGATATAAGAAAAATTTCAGTAGGACCTGACTACAAATCAGGTGCTATGCATTATTTAGTTGGGCAAGAGGTATTGGGAGGAAACTATATTATCCATTTAATAAAGTTTGAATCTTCGTCAGGTAATTATCATATATATATAATACAGGGCAATGAAATTAAATTATGGAAATCGTTTAATAGTGTGATGCCGGTTTCTATTGAATATAATATAAATTTTTAAACAATGAATCAAGATGCAATCACCTCACAGCTTCATCGTACAACCTTTAAAAGGGAAAAGATACGATAATACTAAAAATTTTGGTGAGGTCGAATTTATTGTTAGTTCTTCACAAGAAGACCATAAGTTTTCGAATCGTTATGGAATAGTCGTTTCTTTACCATTAAATTATTGCGGACCTATTGAAATAGGCGACATGTTACTCGTTCATCATAATGTATTTAAATATTATTATGATATGAAAGGTATACAGAAAAGTGGTAGAAGTTTTTTTAAAGATGATTTATTTTTTATAGACAATGACCAATTTTTTTTATACAACAAAAAAGGTAAGTGGTATGCTCATGACAAGTATTGTTTCGTAGAACCAATTGCAGCTAAAGATTATTATATAGATAAAGCTGTAAAATACGAACCATTAGTTGGTATCATGAGATATCCAAACCAAGAATTATTGAGTCATGGAGTGAAAGCCGGAGATGAGGTAGTTTTTCAGCCGGATAGTGAATATGAATTTAGAATTGATGATATATTAATGTATAGAATAATGTCTCAATTCATAACAGTTAAATTATGAGTAATACTGAAATTAAATTAAAAATAATTGAAGCAGGACAAAAGGCAGTCGATGAATTGATTAGTGTAGCTAAAGAAAAAATAGTTACGGGAAGTGAAGATGATTTGTCTGCTGATAGATTAAAAAATGCAGCAGCTACAAAAAAGTTAGCAATATTTGATGCATTTGAAATACTAAATAGAATTGAACAAGAAAGAGATGTTATTGAACTAGAAGGTAAAGGTATAAAACAAACAACAAATCAGGGTTTTGCAGAAAGACGTTCTAAATAAATTATATACAAAATTAGTTGGAATCATTCCAAAAAGTGTACTTGCAAAAAAAAATAAAAGTGCAACTTGGAAATATGGTTATGATGAAAAGTATGATATAGTAATTATATCTAAAACAGGACAGATTGGCGATATAATAAAAATGAATGGATTAAATATTGCGTTGCCACTTGAACCTAAAAAAATCAACAAAAGACATAGTGCTACAAAACATCAGTATTGGGAGAGACATGAATATCCTAAATCTCTTAAAAGAATATCTACAATATTTCAATGGAACGAACAAGCCAATACTTTTAAAAACCAATGGATTGATTATATAGAACAAGAGTTTGATTATAGAGAGTATGGGTATTGGTTTTACAATAATGGCATACCTACATACATTACAGGTTCTCACTACATGTATTTACAATGGACAAAGATTGATGTTGGCTATCCTGACTTTAGAGAAGCTAACAGGTTGTTTTTTATTTATTGGGAAGCATGTAGAGCTGACGTTAGAAGTTTTGGTTTGTGTTATTTAAAAATAAGACGTTCAGGTTTTTCATTCATGGGTTCTTCAGAATGTATAAATACAGGAACTTTAGCTAAAGATTCAAGAGTTGGAATATTATCTAAAACCGGTTCTGATGCTAAAAAAATGTTTACAGATAAAGTCGTGCCAATCGGTAGCAACTTGCCGTTTTTTTTCAAACCAATACAAGATGGTATGGATAAACCAAAAACCGAACTAGCATTTAGAGTACCTGCATCAAAAATTACAAAGAAAAATATGTATACTGTTGAAGAGGAAGAGTTGGATGGCTTAGACACTACAATAGATTGGAAAAATACAGATGATAACTCATATGATGGTGAAAAATTATTATTGTTAGTACATGATGAAAGTGGTAAATGGTTAAAGCCAAATAATATATTAAATAATTGGCGTGTTACAAAAACTTGTTTACGATTAGGTAGTAAAATTATTGGTAAGTGTATGATGGGTTCAACATCTAATGCTTTGAGTAAAGGTGGTGATAATTTCAAAAGTTTGTACGAAGATTCAGATACTAATAACAGAAACGCTAACGGTCAAACAAAAAGTGGGTTATATAATTTATTTATACCTATGGAATGGAATATGGAAGGATTTATTGATAGATATGGAATGCCTGTATTGGAAACTCCTTCATCACCTGTTCTTGGTATTGATAATGAAATGATAAAGATAGGTGCAATACAGTATTGGGAGAATGAAGTCGAGTCATTAAAATCTGACCCTGATGCATTAAATGAATATTATAGACAATTTCCTAGGTCAGAGTCTCATGCATTTAGAGATGAAAGTAAACAATCATTATTTAATCTTACAAAAATCTATCAACAGATAGATTATAATGATTCGTTAATAATGCAGCACCATGTTACTCAAGGAAGTTTTTATTGGAAGGACGGAATTAAGGATTCAGAAGTTATGTTTAGACCTGACAAGCGAGGAAGGTTTTTAGTAGGGTGGACTCCTAAGCGAGAGTTACAAAATAAATATTTTATTCGTAATGGAAGAAAATATCCCGGCAACGAACATATAGGTTCGTTTGGCTGTGACTCATATGATATTTCAGGAGTAGTAGGAGGTGGAGGTTCTAATGGTTC